GATATTTCTCTCCTAAAGGGGGCAGCCTACTCCTTACGAGGGCCACCAAAAGTTACACGAGATTGACGGTCGGGTTTATTGATCGCCATACTTGAGTGAGCATTTTCTCGCATCATGTCATGATCGACCGCATCCATTAAATCTCGGGACTTACCAGCAAAATACGCTGATCTTTCCGCTAAAGTTTCTACTGGTATACGTGCGAGTAAGAGTCCTCCAACGCCGAACACACCTTCATATTTACCTGAATCAACAACCGGAGCTTCAAAGTCAGGATATTCGTCTTTTCTTACAAGCTCGTATCCTTCCCTTAAACGTGCGGAGATATTTTTGCGGTCATCATAACCACGAACCTCTGTACGTATCCAACGGTGTTTGTACCCTTCGGGTGCAGGTGGTGCATCTAACATGGATGGGGGAGCCCAAGGCTTACGCCTTTTCTCTTTCTCCCTGCTGTCATTAGCGCGAGAAGTTCGATCAATTCCTTCAAAACCTTGTTTCTTTGTAGTCATCGTCGTCTCCTATTTGACATATTTCGCGTATTCTTCTAGTGGCACACCTAATTTCGTCGCTATCGCGACCTGGCTTGGTGAGAGTTTTACCTGTCTGCGCCCTTTTTGTGATGAATTGCTGCGGGAAACTCCAACGACAGTTTGGGCGTTGCGTCGCTTGGTCCCGGTATCTGAAAACTTGTGTGGGAATTCTTCTCGAATTCGTTTATCCAGCTCATCATAGTAGTCATCGCCCGTGGGGTCAAATGCTTCGTCAACGAGTTGTTTGTGTATCCCATACGCGGCAAACGTCATTGTATTGTCGTTTCCAAACCATTCGTTAGTCCCAGCCCACTTTTCAGCCCGAGGGTCAGCCTTAGCCGGGGCTTCCTGGGGGGCCTGTTGAGGTTGCTGCGCTTGAGGTTGTTGTTGTTCTTGCTCTTGTCGTTGAACGTTAAGAGTTTGGGCCCTTTTGGCTTCATTTAACTTAGTCTCTGCATAATGCAGTTCGTTAAGTTTTGTTTGAGCCGCCAAAGTACCTTCGGGGTCACCTACCGCAATGGCACGCTTAAAAGCCTCCTTTGCCGCAGTCGATTCAGCCGTAATACGGCCTCCGTACTCATTTAAGTACCCCTGATCGACAGTGTTAAGCTTTGCCTTTACTTGATCAGATTCAGTTTTTACGTTTTTAGCGTAAAGCAATGCTTCTTCACGTTGCCTTTCCGCTTCACGCATTTTCTTTGTAAGGCGGTCTATACGCTTTTTAACCCCTTGCGAATACTCTTCGTGTTCGCCGGATTCCTCAGTTTCAGGGGTTTCAACAACGTCTATTTCAACGCTTTGCGCTTCCGTGTCTTCCCCTAATTCAATGTCAACCGTGCCATCATCTACACTAGTTTCTTTCTTTTTCTCTTCCATACCAAGCTCCTTTAAAAACTAATAATATCTTCGGGATCATCTATTGTGGCTAATACTTCATCATCGTTAAGGATGCGAACTTCGCCGCCTTCTATGCGGAACCTTGATCCAGCATATCTAGCAAAAACAACCCAACTCTTCTCTTTACACCACGGACCATCTGGGAACTTCTCTTTATCAGCATAAGCCAAAGGGCCTAGCCTTAGGACATAGCCAACAACCGTTTGAACCTGGCCGTCATCTAGCGTCTTGTCGGGAATATATATCCCGCCATCAGACATCTTTTTACCGCGATATGGGAGAATGAGCATACGCCAACCGGTCGGTTGAGGCATTCGATCTATCATAGCTTTATCAGCTTTAGTAGGATCTAGAACCCGTTGCACAGGTTCTACGTACATTTTTTCTGCGCCTTCTTTAACTTCTTCCTTTTTAGGAGTTGGTTCTTTGGCGGGAACAACTTTAATTTTTTTCTCAGCTTCTATTTCTGCGGCTAAATAACCGGGTACTTCAATCATGGTAACGCTCCTGTTTTTCAAGTAGGCTCGAGAGTTCCTGTTCTACATGTGTTAATGAAGTCATTTCGCCCATAAGGGAAGCATACTGCTCCATCGAACTGATTCCATTATTCTCCAGAATGTCTAAAACATTCCTTTTGCGCTCTTTTATCGTCTTTTGAACGAATTGAACGACATCTAAATCATCCATAACCCCTCCGTATAGGATAATCCTATATCATCAGAGTATATCGTATACTTGTCAGTAGTACACTATTAGAACAATAGTGAAACGGCTTTATAACGTCCCTAAAAACCGTTGACGCCTTCGAATAATAGGGCTAAAAACTTTTATAGCTTTAAAAGGCCCCGGTCCATCGGCCGAATGAGCAGAATCCTTCATGATTGTGCCGTCCGGCATACGATGGAAACCTTTCTTGACGGAGGTTGTTTTAGCTACCATTGTACTTTCCTAACAAATTGTAAAGCCGCCACCACGCAACATAGCGCCCATACCACGGCTAGTTCCCGTTGTAACGGTGCCCTTAGCAAGGTTTTTAGGGGTAGGGACTACTTTAAAATCATTAAAAGGAACTTTCCCTTGGTCTTTTATAACTTCAAAAGGAGTTGCCTTAGGAGCAGGCCGACTGGGGCCGCCTCTATTTCTCACAGTTCGGGTTGTTGATGTCTGATTATATTTCATATCAATATCCTTTTCGGTTTGCTCTTAATCGTACCAGCTCTCGTTGAGCGTGTGCGTCTAATCGTTGTGCCGCCATTTGTTCTTGGCTTTGTAGCCGATCATCAAACTGGCGACTGCGTTCAGCCATCTTTTGCTCTTCTAAGCCCAATTTAGCTTGGTCATTAGCAATATCGGCCATAGTTTGTTGCTCTTTTATGCCTATTTCTTTCTCTTTCAGCAGAATTAATGGATCAGGACCTTGCGGCTGTTCCTGACCTTGTCCTGCTATCTGCTGGCTCATTTGGCGAACTGCTTGCAGCTCTTGTGCAATGTTCTGAGCTATCATCATCTCAATATCAAGCAACTGATCGTCAGTAGGAGGTTGACCCTGGCTTTGTTGCATAAACTGCATCATAGCCGTTTCTTCGGATTTAATCTTCACGTGCTCGGTTACATGCTTTTGCAACGCAGAGATGATAGAAGGTGTCTGACCGGCCAAAGGCGACGCGCTAAACAACAAATGCGACATGATATGCGCATCATGGTTCTGCCCATCAAACGCCTTCAAAGAAACGTTTTCAATAGCGTCAATGTTCTCTTGCGCAGGGTCCTTAGGTATCTCTTCTGCCGTACTAGGCGCGTTTAGAAGCCTGTCTACGTCTTTAACGCCCAAAGCGTCGTACATACGGCGGAAAGCTTCATGCATGTTGTGCATTTCAGGGGCTTGCGTAGCCATCTGTAATTGAGCTTGAGCCAAAGCAATACGCTGCGCTTGTGAGAAGACATTGGGGTTAGAAATAGGTACAACGTCGATGCGGCCATCAAAGTCAGACGCCATAATGGTCTGATCACCGCCTTCTACCGAGAAAGGGTATTCCTGGGGCAAAGACTCGTGCATTACACGGACCATGAGCTTAAATTCTTGACGCATGGAGTAATGCATACGCTTGTGTACCGCGCTCATTACCCGGCTACCCTGCTCAAGCATAGCCACTGTAGTGCCTACAGGTGCATTCTGATTGCCGTCGCCTACCTTCAAATCTGTAATAGTCGCAAACCGCTGCCCTGCGTCTACTACAAAGCCCAATAGCTGGAATAACGTCTGATCTGGACCCTTAAACGGCAACGGGATCAAATTATCGCGTATCGCGCCTCCTGGGGCATCGACATCTCTAAATTCACCAGGTTGTAAAGGCTCTGCATCGTCCCGTATACGCATACCTCGCGCTTTAAAGCCCGCAGGTAAGTTAGACAACGTACCCGCGTCTATAAGCTGCCGTAGGGCCGCTGTGGCTGTTCTAGACAGTCCACCAATAGTGTGGATAAGCCCTAAACCGTAGAACCCAAAGCCTGGGAGAAACTTATAGTGGACAAAATACTGTATCTTTTTACGGTCTTCATCGTCTTCAAGGTAATTACGGCGGATAGAGATAACTTTTCCACTGTTCTCAACCACGGTTACAACGTAAGGAAGCTTTATTCCCGTCTCTTCTCCGTCTTCTCCAACATCTTCAAATCCAGAAAGGTCTAGTTCGACATGGAATTCCAAAAGAGTAACGTCATAATCAATATTAGAAGCCTGGACGCCTTGAATCTTGTCCATTTCGTCATTTAATTGATTTTGTGATTCCACTCCGGGCAAAACATCAACGTCTGCATAAAATCCGCTAATCTGGAGCTTACGCAACTCATTCAAAGGCATATTAACTACGTTGGTTATACAGGGACATGTCT